CTCAACTTTGCGAATGAAGCTAAATCCTAAGAAACGTAGCCATTTGATGGCGTTTTCGTTTTCGGAATGAACATAATTAACTAACACGCCCCTACGATTGTTAGCGTCTTCTACCCACTGCCTGCTCTGGCGTAGGAACTTTACATATACTTTGGATAGGTTGCCTGTAGATAACATCCAAGGGCTACCCACAAGGTCATCTATATAACTAAGACCGAACATGCCAAGCAGTTCGCCATCTGCGCTGATTATGGAGTTTACCTCTTGTGAATCCTTACATGCCCTTGTTAGTGCTTGTAGAGGGGAAAGGCCATCAGACAGTTTGATTTCCAATATGTCAGCCTCACACATTGTTGAAGCTAGGATAGCAATATCTTCATCTTTATAAGGTCTATAATGGCCTTCCATTTACATCCTCTGTGACCTCAGTACAAACTCAGCTTCTACCTCAGCACTCTGAAAAGAGCAGGGTAGGTGGCTGTTACTCTGAAGTTCAATCTGTGCATTCTGTGCGTTAGCCTGTAATCCGAAACGATATGTACCTGTATCAAGAGGCACTGTGCCAAGGATGTTAGTACCGCCACCAATGACCCTACCTGTAAATGACCGTGTGTACGATGTACGGGAAGCAACTGGTAAGTTCTTGTGTGGTACTGTGACTACGTTAAAGAATCCTGTGTCAGCGTATACTACCGCCATATTCTTAAGCTGAAGCCTGCCTGTGGTTATAGGCTGTTTCTGATTACGAAACACTTGCTGAGAGAAACGGTAGGTAAGAAGGTATGGAACACCTGCATATACTATACCTCCTCCTGCTTGGAAGGTGGCAGCTGCTGATGCTGTAAGAATAGCACCTGCAGATGTAACATATATTGCAGTGTTATCTGTGTAAGGTAACGTGGCATTGCCTGTTAATTTGACACGTCTGTCGAGTAATATAGGAAATGATGTATCTAACAAAGCATCGTCACGAGATAGGTTCATACGCTCAAGAGCTACCTTATCTCCATACTGTGTGACAAAGAACAAGTCTGATTGGTCAAACTCCATGAAACGAACATTTCCAGAGAATTTCCATTGTGACCAGGCTGACTGAAGTTTTTCATTACCTTGGTAATAAAACTTGTAAGGGTAGACCACAGTGGCGTCATCATCTGTTATTAAACAAACCATGTCCTCGTTAGATGAGGTTGCCATACTCTTTACAGTGCCAGATATATAACTAGGAATGTGGGCTGTTATCTCAGCCGCATCGTTGGTTTCTGTACCAACATCCACGAAGTATTCACGCAATCCAGAGAATGCGCCCTTCTTAGTTGGGAAGTAAACGTACTTACCTGCACCTTTTGGCTTAGCAACTAGACTAGCTTCAAAGCGTGTTGTCACATCTATTGATACTGTTTCTGGTGTGAGAAGCTGTTCTGCTGATAATCTAAACTGTGAGAAGTCAGAGAATAGCAAAAGACTTTCATTAAATGGTACAGCATGTCGTAGGATAGATACCTGATTGTTAGATACTGCAACATCAATAGGCGCACTATCTACAAGGGTAAGTACCGTTTTACTGAAAAAGTTAAAGTACTCACCAGCTTCGCTGAAGATAACATTCTCATCAGCAAGAAAACCTAATCGATTTCTATGAAAGAATACATCGTTTATCTTTTCCCCTACAAACGATGGGAACGGGTTTGTTCCATCATCCCCTACTTTTCTATCTTCGTAGGTTTGTGTACCTAACGTGTAAGAGCTACCATTATATGTAAGGGTATGTGGCATTGTCGCTGGGTCAAGCGTAGTTTCTATACCGCCCTTTAGCGTTTCTTTCCACACTGGATTACCACTGGCTGTATTAGTAGTGTACTTGACGTAGTAATCATCCTGCCCTTTTTGATTGTCCCCTGATACTAAGATAACAAAGTCTTGTGGGGCTTGGGTGGGAAGCTTTTTAAAATCTGGTGTTTCACCTTTAAATGCTCTTAGGTGTTCACCACCTCTACTATCCGTAACAGTTACAGTGAAATTATCACTAGATGTGTTTCCGTAGATATGTATGACGTTACCGTACAAAGCAAAGCTAATACCTGGAATTGCAGCACCAGAGGTAGAGCCATAATATGTAGACTCAGTAGTTGTGTCGTATCTTAGGTTAGAAGCTATGCGGTCAGTCTGTATAGATTTCTCAGCATTAGCTGATGCGCTGTTACTGCCCTGTACGGAAGCCATAGTTGAGATAGAACGTGTATAATTTACACCACCCTTGGTAATTGTAAGAGTGTAGTCAACTGAGTAATCTGCTTTCGCTACATATACTAAAGCCTCTGGGTTTCTGACAGGAGATGTAGCAGTAGTTTTTCCTACTAACTTTGTCTTATTAACCAGAAACGTATAGTCAGCTACGGTGGTAGCCGTAAGTTCTGTAGAGGGATTTGTAAGTCCTGATAAATATGAAGAGCCGTTATTTGTAAGCGTCTGCACTGCGCCATTGCTATCACATATAACCACCGTACCGTTCTTCTGTATCGTCAAAAAATGTAACGAGTTGTCAGAGTTTCTGATAGGGTGAATGAAAGCATTAGCAAAGTCAGTCTGCTGTTGACTGCTCAAGCCAGTAATAAAGAAGTTTTTATGTTCTGTTGGGGGTCTTTTGGTTAGGCCATCTACGACACTAGACAGTCCATTCACTTGTTTCTCTGCCTGTGTCACCAATCTTATGGAAGGGGGCTGCTGAGATACACCGTTTATAAGGTTGGGAATGGACGTGCTAATTAATGTCATGTGACAGTCCTCTGTGATACCCTGTTAATGATGCTGAAAGTGTCAAAGCTATTGAAGATATTAAAATCTTGCCCTTCACCTTCCATATCTCTTATTTCAGACAGGGAACGAGCTTCGTCCTTTTCAGTGAAACCGTGAAGAGTGGCTGAGCCTACTACACGGTCAAGAAATATACGGGCTGCTCTTATAGTGATGTAACGCTTGACTACTTCGGGAAGGTCTAGGAAATCCAGTTGTGTCACAGTGTCGAGAAACACTGTACTGGTTATTGTATATGTATTGTTCACTCTATCAAACATACGCAAGCCGCGTTGAACTAGGTCTGGGTTGCCTGTTTTCTGAGTGCTATCTGCTCGTAGGATATCAGCAGGTAGTATAATATTGTTAGCCGAATTAGGGCTGTATGGTACGGATAACTGTCTATTGAAAGAATAGCCTTGCGACTGCACTTCTTTACTTACAGATTCTAGAATGGTTTCAGCAATGTCAGCTTCGACTAAACCTAAGTTCAATGCAGTAACAGGAGCTTCTCCGATAGCCGACAGCATGGTGTTTACTGCTTCTAGCTTGGTTGTCTGCGCCATGCTAACCTCCTATGCTTTATTTGTCCATTTAGTTTTATTAGCCCAATAGGCTGCACTTGTTTCGCCTTTGGCTATGTTTTTTGCATGCCTGTCCTTGAACGCTTTACGTTGCTTTTCATTTTGATTGGTCTTAGCACCTTGTTCGCCATACCTAATAAGCTCAGGTTTTTTAACTGTGCCAATAAGAACAGCATGTGATTTGGTTTTGTGATTGGGTGTCCTAATAGGAATACGCAATCCTTTGAAGGTGTGACCTCCGCGCACAATGGTCATTATTCTGCCCTCTTCTTATACTTATTAAGAAGTCTTTTCTGCATCTCTTCTTTTCTCTTGCGTTCTTCTTCTTCTCTACGCTGGCGTTCTTTTTCTGCTGGAGAAGGGGGAGGAGGCTTTTTAATTTGATACTTTTTTGGGTCAAAATTATTCATAATAAATCCTCAAAAGAAAAGGGAGAGCCGAAGCTCCCCCTCCCGTTTAACTTAGGCTTCTAAGAGTGCGATTGCAGAAGCAGGACGCAGGACGTTATGCCCCATTGCGTACTTCGCAACCATCAAAGTGCCTTGACGGTTAATCTGGTATTCAGATTCCATGCCCAAGTCGAGTAGCTTAACAGTAGCTACAGCGTCTGGAGTGAATACGAAACCACGGATTTTGGCGGCAAGAGCAACCATGTCTGCACCATCTACGTTAGCAGTAGGCAGGTCATAGTGAGTTGCACGGCCTGAGCCTGCAGTGTTTGCAAGCGGAGCGTTATCTGAAGTTACACCTTCGTTAGCGTTGGAAGTCACAAGGCTAGTGTAAAGGTTACTTACGTCAGCGTGGTTA